ATAAGTAGGTTGTTTTCTTTGAAATACCCCCCAACCCTCCGGGTGTTCCTTCAAATTGCCACTGCTTTAGAGGTTAATTTCTTCTTTAAGGACAAGGATGACAAAACAGACCTCTCTGTAATCTTTGAAAAAGCAATGACAGAACTTGGAAGAAGACCTGATAAATTGTATAAGCACTGCAGTTATGAACAAAAGCAAAATAGATGAATTGTTTGATGAAATGTCAAATCAATTGCCAGACCCAAATAATTATGAACAAGATTGGTTCGCTTTCGTAGTTTCCCCAAATTTAAAAAATGATATGATCACGGGAGAAACAAGCCAATCATTTACAATATCGTTTAAAAAGATGCCAGCAAAAGGGGGTTATATCTGGGAGCCGGACGTTGACAATACAGGTTGGGAAAGATAATTTTATATAACAAAAAAGGCCCGAAGGAATCAACCCCCGGGCCTTTTGCATTATGGAAACCTCTCTTAAAAATTATATCCTAAAGATACAGAATATAGGTTTGGTGAATAATCGTAGTTCTCAGCTATTGAAGTTAAACCTTTGTTCCACCGACCCTCTATAAATAAGCTTTCAGAGAAGTTAAAGCCTATCCCTACTGGGAGTGTAAAAATTATGTTTTTCAAATTCATAAAAGGATTTATGATCTGATTCCCTTCAATTATTGCAACTCGCTCTTCTTCGCTTGAAAACCTTCCTGCAACCTCTAACCCTAAGAATAAAAACAACCCGCTTTCAGTAGTCCTCTTTAACATTAGCGGAACCCCTAAATAATTAGCATACAAAGACGATCCATTATCATTGTCATAGCCATGCTTGAAATAATTGGCTTCCACAATCAAATCCAAGCCATCTTTTAAAGTGTACCCTGCAAATAAGGCCCCTTGTGGGAACATTATACCTTCAGCATTATCATCCAGATTACTCAACTGGGAACTGGCATATCCTGCCCGGATACCAAAGTTCAAGTTTTCGGTTATTTGTGAAAATGAAGCAACACAAATAAAAGCGATTAACGAAGTTAAGATTAGTTTTTTCATGTTTTAAAAAAATTAGAATTGATTATTCAAAAGTAATAAATTATACTCACTCTACATATTTTGCATTATCCTGTAAAAAATAAGGTTTGCTTTTCCAATTCTGGATATTGTCTTTGTTGTTTCTTACCCAGCTTTTAAAACCTTGCGGGGTGGTGTTAATCCTTCGCCCGCTTTGCATTAGTCCAGTATCTAAGTACTGGTTGAACTCATGTTCTGTTGAGAATATCGGTACAGCCCTACATCTGCAGTTAGGGTGCCAGCCAGTAAATTTAAAATCTTTTGGATATTCCCCGTCTAAAGAGCCGCAAATACTACACTCATAAGGATTGTTTGAGCGAATGACCCGGACACCTACGATAAAATCGGTATCTTTCCATCTTAGGTGGTCAGCTGTTCGATAAGCCATATTTGTTTCAGTCCTGGCAAGTCTGAGAGCGTTTTTATAGGATGAACGGTAAACACCTTGCCCTGGTTCTGCTAAAATAGCCCTTTTGGATAACACTAATTGTCCGTGTTGATTTCTTACCCGCCGGAACAGGTTGTTTGGGTCCTTTAAACTTTGTCTTATATCCAAGCTTAGCCCGGCGGCACTTTTTCCCTGCCTTATTCCAATATCCAAAGATAACTCAATGTGTTGCAGGAATTGACGGGATTGTTTCCAAACCTTATCACTTAAATTCATGCCTTTCACAACCCTTTCCCGGAATGCGTTTAATGCTTGAGTATTTCGCGGCATAAATGAGACTGCCTGACCAGCGGATAAATTGGTATTCTGGACGAACCTCTCAACCAATATATCATTCTTATCATTGGCATAAGCCCACTCGCTGTTTATTCCTCCCTCAATGGCTACGGTTACATCACTGGCCAGTCTGGAAATGATACTGTTTGCCCTTCTTCTTAATCCTGGATAGTCATCAAATGAAAACGGTTTATCAGTTAACGAAATGCCAGCACCCAGCCGCGAAGCTTCACGAATAGCATCCATGTAAAGCCCTGCAATATTGGCCTCATATCCAGCTATCCGCCTGAAATGTTCGTTATCGAGTTGTTTTAGCATTAGAATTCATAAGTTTGCCGCGTTGCAGCTTGATTCTCTTCCTCCTTTATCTGTTCCATTTCCGCCTCCACATCCTGAACGTAAGGATTGTGTTTAATAGCTGTTCTCTGAGACATCACAGCTTTACCCCCGGCACCGACATTGAGAGTTTCCATCTCTTCTTTTTCGTTGCGTGGCAGGTAAGGTTTAAATACTGGCTCCACATTCAAAGTCTTCACAGCCTTTTCAAGCGAAGTATCAGCGACTTTACCGCACATGGCTTTTAAGAGGTTCAAACGGCGTTGAAACATTTCTCCCAGTATCTCAATTTTATTCTCAACTTTCATGTGAGCGTCCATGAACATGAGTTTCAACGCAACGCCTGAAAGGTTGCCTAACCCCTTCATTTGAGAGAATGAGATATTAGGCGTTTGAGTATTTGTGTAGATGAGTTCCAGGAGCGTTTCAATTTCCAGCTTCACGGCTTCCGGGGCACTATCCCAGCTCAGATACTTTGCTTCTGCTCCTTTTTCGCCCTGCAAAACTTTGCCCTGTTCGCCTTTGGATGCAAAGCCCGTTACCTGTCCCTGTACAAAAACCATTGGGGAACCGAAATAGTCGTTTGTGTCTCCAAAGTTGGATAAAAGAGTCTCCAGCCTTTCAATTATAGGCTGAACAAAATACCAGTCTGGATAGGGTTGTTGATAGTACACAACGGGAATTTTACCGATTGGATTAGCTTCATTTTTTGCGATTACAATCCCGTCCCCGCTTTTATGATAAGTCATCAGCTTATCTTTTGTGTACACATCCAGAACAGTGACTTTCTTTCCCTCTATCTCTGTGGAATATTCACGCGAAAAGGCGATAAGGTCGCCGTAACTGTCAAATTTAGGAATGAGTTTATTCCCGTCCGAAGCCTTTAGAATTTTAACTTTTGGTCGAAGTACAACCCCTTGTTTTTCCCAGTAATCTTCATCTTTTGTGAAATACCAAAGCTCAGCCACTTCGGTTTCTGAGAATAACGCGCGGGCCAATTTGCGGTCAAAGTATTGAAGCTTGTTATCCGTCCAGACTTTTTCAATCATATTTAAAAGATCTGTTTCCGCGCCTTCTTCATTGTCTGATTGAATAGTTACAGGATTACCCAGGGTGAAGCCAATTGCCCGCTCCACAATTAGCCTTTGAACCGGAACGGCTATCCGGGTAACTTCTTCCGCTCGGTCTTCGTACTTTACTTTTCCTTGTGAATCCTTTCCAACAGGCTTTTTAACCGTTTTCTTTGGCCTTAAAGCCTGATCAAATACTTTGTGCTGATAGGGGTCAACCTGTTTTTGTATGGTGTCAGCTTCAACCTTAAGAGCTACCTTGGTGGATAACTCTTTGTAAGCATCTTCCGGCTTTAATTTAAGAATCTCTTCAATTGTCATAACGCGCGTTTTGCGAGCAAATTACTTTGTGCAAAGCGTTTTAACCGTAGTTTTACAGGCGTTATATTGTACAATTGTATTATTGTCAAATATTAAGCGAAAAAGCCGCCAATATCTTCTTGCTGTTCCTGAATGTGGTCATGCGGGTAGAATGTTTCTGCAAGGGAATCTGAGTAGTCAGGCGAACGTTTCAATCGCTTCTTAATATCGTCTTTGGGTTCTACAATTATGGATCCGTTCGATTTGAAAGACCATTTAATCTCTGTGAGTTCCTCTGTGAGTTCGTCACATTCCGGAAGACAAGCTTTTTGATTGTTGGCAGGGTTCAACCAGTCACGAATGGCCCAATAACAATACGCCCGCATATTAAAGAATCTATACACTTCCGTGTAATCTGTCAGGTCTTCGGCCCCCTCTGAGAATTTAGCGGAAAAAGCATTGTTGTAACCAAGTTCTACCAGTCTGGAATAAACCCCTGCCCCTTCTCCGATGGTATCAATGAAAGCCTTGTTTGAGGGGTGTTTAAGAAGGTTAGAAAGATAACCAGCAACAAGCATGTGGTCAGCGGAACCGGCTTTGCCAACTACTTCAAACTTCTCCACGTAGTTCTGAATCCTGTGACAGGCTATTGAGTTATC